TAACAACGTCGTTCCCTTGTATCTCTACTGTAATGGTATCGAATACACCTCTTATTGATTCCATTTTTGTATTGTCGTCTATAAGTCCCCAGAATTCACTTAATCTTTTTAAATTCTCGCGTATATGATCATGAGATATTTTGTTTTCTGCTGATAGTAACTTTTGTTCTAAATCATATATTTTTTCGTTTAATTCACCTACATCATTTTTATATTTCTTCTTTGATATATCGCCGTCAACATATAAATCCTTCAAACGTTCTATTTTACTTTTACATCGTTTTATTTCTCTTTGTATATCTTTAGTGTTAGTTTCTTCTTTTATCTCTATACGATCAATTTGGAAAGCGTCATGAATATATTCAGCAAATGCCTTGTCTAATTTTTCGTATCTTATTAATTTACCGTTACAAAAATGATCTGACGCGCGATCACATCTATAATATTTGTAGTAATAACCGCGTGATGAGACTCGCGTACCTTTCATAGGATGACCGCACTCTGGACAAAGAACAATTCCACTGAATGGATATACTTCATTTGATTTTGCCCTAGTTTGGTTTCTATTTCTCTTTTTGATCGCTTTTAATACTTCCTTATGTTCTTCTTTAGTAATAACAGGTTCATAACCTTCTACATTGATTGGCACAGTGCTTGTTTCTCCGTCACGTTTGTAACGCATTTCACCACTATAAAATGGATTGTGGGCGATCCTGGACGCTGTAGATATTAACCATTTTGTTCCGTTACGAGTTACCAGGCCTTGTTCATTTAATAATTTAGAAATTTTTTGGAAACCATATACTTTAGCTTTTTCAAATACAAACTTCACAATTTCAACTTCATGCGGTACTTGTGATATTACACCGTCATTCATAGCATATCCATATGGTGGGTAACCTGTAGAGATAAGGCCCAGTTCTTTCTTTTTCCTAACAACATCTTTGACACGTTCCGAGATCGTTTCACGTTCCCATTGCGCGGTGGAAACCATCATGTTTAGTATCATTCGTCCAGTTGCGGTCGCTGTATCAATTGATTCTGTAGCGCTTTTAAAATCAACTTCATGTTCCTTAAATACTTCCAGTAGATCATTTAAATCTTTTACCGATCTGGTGAAGCGATCCAGCCTGTAGACAAGAACAATATCAAATTTATTTGACTTTAGATCATGTAGCATTCGTTTTATTTGTGGCCTGTTCATGTTTTTACCGCTGTAACCATCGTCCATATAATCATGTACAACTTCCCAACCCTGGGACTCAGCAAAAGCCTGTAGTCTTAATAATTGATTTTCTAATGAGAATCCTTTTTCCGCTTGTTCATCTGTAGAAACTCTTCTATATATTGCACACTTCATTAGTATTCACCTATAACCTTTTTTACTTTTCCGATAACAGAGAATAAAGTTTCTCTTTCATCAATAGTTTGTTTTCTCAATAATGCATCAAGCGTAATTTCATTCTTATCTTTATAAACGCGTCTGATCAATACTTCATTATTTACGGCGATCAAGGCCATGTCTCCATTTTCTACAACTGACTGACGGTGTACGAGCGCCTTTGATCCCGCTGTTATTCCAAACATGCTATCATCTTGAACTTCATAATAGAAATGATCATTATTTCCGATCCATGAAAAAGGTGTATCTAAGTAACCAGAAGGATCGTTCAATTCAATTTCTCCATACTCACTTTTGATATTATTATAAATTGGTAGTTTCTTGACACCCATAACCGAAACAGATTCCGAACTATCAAGATCAACTATTTGCGCCTTAGTAACTCCTAAAGCGTCCGCGATTTTTTGAAGTGCTACCATTGGTATAACGCTTTTAGCATTGATGTAAGTTGACATTGTAGATCGTGCAATTCCAGTTGCATTAACCATATCTACCTGGCGGAATCCCTTTTTCTCCATCAAACGTTTAATATTTTCGGATTGTTTTAAGGCCATTTGTCTTTCTTTTTCTGTTTTAAAGTTTCTAGGCATGTCGTTTTTCCTCCAGTAAAGTTATTTATCTTGCCCATTTAGTATATAATAGAAGCGATTTGAAAATCAATACTTTTCATTAAAAAAGTTTAATAATTTATGAAAAAAGTTTAATAAAACGGGACAAAAAGTGTTGCTTTTATAAATAAGAAATGATAACATAAGTTTTGTAAGAGAGAACGGAATAAATGAAGCATTCAAATATCCCGTTTTTTACATAATAATTTAATAGAGAGAGAGTGAACGAAATATGATGGAATTAACTTTCAGACTAGCAAGAAAGCGCATGAACCTATCTTTAGAAGAGGTGGCAAAAAAGGTGGGGATCAGCTATCCGACTTTGCAAAGACTGGAAAAAGACACTAGTAAGATCAAAATGGAAACGGCTACAAAGTTAGCTGAAATTTATTGCATTGATCCTATTAATCTTTATTTTGGTAAGGAATCCGATTACATAAAATTGGTACGAGAAACCTATCAGGCACGTTGCGAGGTCTGATATATGAAGTCTGATAATTTGCGAATGAATGATAAGCATTTACAAAGTTTCTTTGATCCGATTGTAAGATTTTTAAAAGAAAATCCCGATCTATTAAACAAAAGGGGAGAAAATCATGAACGTTTTAGAGGTAACACAGAAGTTATCACAACTGAAAAAGCAAAAAAGCGAAGTGATAGCAAAGCAACAATTAATACAAAAGCAAGCTAAACAGTATGAAGGTACTGATTCAGTAGCATTAAAAGAATCAGCTAAAGAACTTCTTTATTGGTTGGACGTTGAGCAAGAAGTCAACAGAGAGATCAAGAAGTTTATCAAACTATCAAAATTGGAGGAAATGAAACATGTCAAAGAAAAAACGTCATTACACTAAAGGGCCACAAGTTATTGAAAAGGTAGTAGAAATTCATAAAACACCTACATTGCAAGAAGCGTGGGATGTTGTATGTGATCACCTGGAGGTCGAATATAGAAAAGGTACAATAACATGGTTTGTCGATGCTGTAGGCGGTATAAACAGTGATCACGGGGAAGTAGTTTTGAAAGACGCGGATCAAAGGGTTTTTGTTAGGTCGTCTAAAAACTACCAGAAAGCCATGTGGGGTGAATGGTAATGGATTTTGAAAAACAAGCAATGCAAGCGCGCCTTGATCTAGCTGAAAGGCAATTACTAGAAGCGATTGAAAGATTGAACAAATTAGATAAACCATCATTAGTAAGAGATATTGAGTTACACATGGTACTAGCAACGGTAACTGGAAAACCAAACAAATACATCCCATTCTAAGGAGAGATAATTATGACAACATCATTATATTCATTAACAGGAAAGTTTCTAGAAATTCAGCAATACATTACAGAAGATAACCAGGAAATGTTTACAGATACTTTAGAAGCATTGGACGAAGCGATTGAGCAAAAGGCCCTGGGAATCGTGCATGTAGTAAAGAACATGGAAAATATGTGTGAAGTTATCAAAGCTGAAGAAACGCGCCTGGCCGAACGTAGAAAGAAAACTGAAAAAGCTGTTGCACGCTTAAAACAATACTTAATTGACAGCATGGAAGCAACTGATAACAAAAAGATTGAAACCGATCTAATGACAATCAGTGTTAGAACAAATAAAGAATCATTACTGGTGCATTCAGAAAAACATATTCCAGAAATGTATTACAAGCCTGGTAAACCGTCATTAAGTAAAACCGATCTATTAAAAGCCGTACAAAAAGGAATCATTGTAGAAGGTGTAACAACTCATAGAACGAAATCATTGTCAATTAAATAAGGGGTGATAGTATGACGTATTTAGAAGCATTAAAAGAAGATCGACAACAATGTATGGATGCACTAAAAGAAATATCTTCTCTACCAAAATTGAAAACTGGAAACGCTAAATTTTTGAAATTCTATATTAATAAGGAAATAAAATGGCTTATGGGTTGTGTTCATAATATGAACAAAAAGATCAAACAGGAGGAAAAGAAAAATGACAGAAAAGAAAACTGAAGTTGCACCAGATCAAATAGAGGTTACTACTGAAGAGGTAAACTATTTTAAACAAATGTTTGGGGTAAATGTAAATGATAAATTGGATCAAAAGAATGGATTATCTTATCTGTCATGGGCCTGGGCCTGGGCTGAAACGAAGAAAATTGATCCTGTAGCAAAACAGCATGTTCACTACTTCCCTTATGAGGGTAACCATGATGTACAAGTACCTTACTTAAAAACACCTAACGGTTTCTTTGTACAAGTATCGGTTACGATCCACGGCCACACAGAAACGGAAATGTTGCCCGTGCTGGATCACAGAAATAAACCTATAGCAAATCCGAACGCGTTTGAAATAAATAAGAATCAGAAACGTTGTTTAGTAAAAGCGATAGCATTACACGGCCTGGGGTTATATGTATACGCTGGTGAAGATATTCCGGAAGGCGCTGAAGGTGCACCAAAAACAATACCCGAAAAGAGTAACCAGGGATCAAGAAACAACGATGTAGACAAGTTGAAAAAGATTGTAACAGCGAAAAAGTTTGCACTTGCAAAACAGAAAGATTGTGATGTAAAAGCAATTGACGGATCACTTGCAAAACGTATTGTAGGATGGACAAGCTATACTAATGATCCAAGTTTATTAGAACAAGCTAAAAAGATTCTAGAAGAACAAGGAGCATAAACTAATGATCTTAAAACATATGGAAGTCAAAACCAGAAAACGTTTAAGAAATAATCTCTCTTTTGGGAAGGAAAGCGACAAGAGCAAGCCATTTGCAAAGAAGTCATACAATCTATTTACTTTGATTGATCAAACTGACGAACTTTTAAACCGTGGTTATGACTTTGTAGAGCCGATTTATATGGTTATAGAAGTAGATGATGATGAAAGGCCAAAATCATGCACACGACAAGAGCCAGGGAGTTTAAGAAGGCCCTACAGAGATACACTTGCATTTAAAGAGAATATGTATTTTGAAGCATTAATGAAAAGAATCTAATTCTATTAAACAAAAGGAGATATAATGATGAATAAAATCATACATTTCAACATTGAACACGCGAATAAATTCGGAGTGACACCAGCGGTTATCCTGGAATATGTGAATGACATTTCATTCTTAGAAGAAAATAAAGTCGTTACATTTGATATTGACGAAGCCATCGAAGAATTACAGCTATCTTATGAAACTATGAAAGAAGCGTTTAGGGAGTTAGTAACTTTTGGATACCTGGAGACGAAGAAACGCGGTAACACTCAAATTGTACAGCTTAAAAAGAAGGTTAAAACAGCCGATCAGTATTTCTATGTTAAACCTGGTGATAAACGATTCAACCCAAAAATGTTTTTGGCCCGCACAATCCTGGAGGATCATGGAGGTTGGGCAACAAACAAATTCATGTATGAAACATCTGGAATCTTCAATAAAGATACAGGAAACATTATGCTAAACAACATGCTTAAGAAGGGGATCATTGAAAGAAAGAGAGACAGTGAACGTACTGGAGTAGGCAAAGGGAACGGGGAAACAAATTAGATACAGATACAAAGGAGATCAATAATTATGAATGATAAAAAGTTATGGTTTAGTACAGAGGTAGCAAACAAAACATACAACATTAGTACGGCGATTTTATTGCAAAGATTCCAAGAGATCGCGGAACAACAGAATAATAGAAAGATAGAAATTGTGTACGGCGAAATGTTCCCAGAAGTAGAAAATGGATTTATGAAGAACAGGTTGCACCTATTGAATACAATTAGATCGTTAGAAATGTATGGTTACGGGAAGTTTCACAAAGGCAATGGAGCAAAGAGGATCAAACCAGTGTTTGAGATCAACAATGAATATCACGAACCAGACAAATTTATTGAACATGACTACTTAATAAACGATGGAATCAAACTGAAGTATGTTCACAATATGTTGGTTAGGCTGTTCGGATCGGAAACGATAGATTTACATGAATCTGAATTGGTGGAAATAATAGCTGAAGAATGCAATGAAACTATCTCAGAATCTGGCATAAGAAAAATGTTAGTTAGACTAAACAAAGACGGGTATTTAACATTCGTCAAAGGTAACAACAAAGGGAAGAACAGCAAGAAAAGAGAAGGTTATAAAATCTATAAAACTGTTAAACCTATTTAACGGAGGGCGCAACAACGATGCAAACAAACTTATTAAGTTCAACTGATACAATGATCTTTAAGCCAGCATTGGCAAAACAGATCGGTTTAAATGAAGCTATAGTGTTGCAACAAATACACTACTGGTTAAAAAAAAGTAATCACAATTATGACGGCCGTGTGTGGGTTTATAATACAGCCGAGAAATGGAATGATCAGTTTTCCTGGTGGTCACTAAGCACTATGAAAAGAATGTTTAACAAGCTAGAAAAGGAAGGTTACTTATTGACAGGTAACTATAATAAAAAGGGTTTTGATCGCACAAAATGGTATTCGATCGACTACGAACGTTTAACCTATGCATCGTGTCAAAATGAATCAATGGAAAGTGTCAAAATGAATCAATGCAACGTGTCAGAATGGCCCGATCCAAAGCATCAAAATGAATCAATGCAACAGGTCAATATGACACTAACAATACCAGAGACTACACAGAGAATACCAGAGACTACAACAAAGAAGGTCGCTGACGCTGTAGAAGTTCCGAAGAAGAATAACAAAATAGTATATTCTCCAGAGTTTGAAGAAGTATGGAAATACTATCCTAAAAAGAGAAACAAACCTAAATGTTATACAATATATAAAAATGCTGTAGAGAATAAACACCATAATCATGACGTTATACTTTACGGTGTCATACAGTACGCTAAAGAGTGTTTAACTAAAGGTACAGACCAGAAGTACATTAAGTATCCAGAAGGATTTCTGAACGATGAAAGATACCTTGAATACAGACGTATGGACAAAGTGAAACAGAAACCTAAAGTTGAAGATATGGAACTACCATTCTAAAGGAGAGATAAAATGATAGAGTTAGTATACGGATCACCAATAGGAGAAGAAAGAAAAGGGTGTATTGTAGCAATAGAACATTTCGAAACGTGGGACGATGTTTGGGAGCATCCCTTTGCTGATAGTGATGTACAACAAATATTAGTATTGCCTGTTAAATACAAATGCTGGGGAAAGGGATTAAGAAAATGACATTTGAAGAATGGCACGAAGAGAGATACGAGAACACGCCAAGTGAAGCTTTTGAATATCTAACAAGCTATTTTGGAAGAAGTAGAGCAATAGAGATAATGAATGTTAGGGAACGTTCTTATAAACAATCCCGAACTATTAAACAAAACAAAACAATTAATGGAGGAATTGCAATGACAAACTTAGTATTCGTAAACAATAACAATGAGGTAGTAACAGATTCATTAAAGGTAGCTGAAATTTTCGGTAAACAACATAAAAATGTAATGAGAGATATCAATAAGCAAATGGACAAACTTACTGAAGCTGGAGAACAAGAATTCAACCAGCTCAACTTTGAGCCCGTCGGATATTACGATCAAAAGAAAGAATATAGAACTAAATATGATTTAACAGAGGACGCGTTTGTAATACTAGCAATGTCTTACAACACTGTAGAAGCTATGAAGATGAAAGTTGCATTTATTAATGAATTCAAAAAGATGAAACAACACATTATAGATCAACAGAAACAACCTAAAACACCACTAAGTCAATTGGAACGGTTATTAGTAGAGGGAACTATGGAATTAAAAGAAAAGGTTGATAGCCTGGAAACATTCACTAAAGAAGGTTTTGGAGATATTCAGAGAGAGTTCATTAATAAAATGACTATCGACAGTCAACAACAACGGATCATGCAAAACACTGTAGAAGCGAGTGTGCGCTATTGCTGGAACAACGGAACTAATCACGGTCGCTTCACTAAAAGACAACTATTCTCTAAGGCTCACAGACGTTTAAAAGATCGTTACGGGGTTTCTAGTTATAAAGACATCTTATCGAAAGACTTTGAAGAAGCTGTTGACTACATGAGAAATTGGAAAGGTGAATAATATTATCTAATTTTATTAAACAATTTATAAATAAATCTTTACAAAATATAAAAATAGTTGTAAAGTAATAAGTGTCAAAGGGACACGGCCATCAAAGGTTGTAACAGTTATGGACGAAGAAAAGCTGTTATCCGAAACTATTAAACAATTAACTGGAGGTAAACAATTGTGAAAGATTTTAGAGATAGATTCAAAGTAGGTCAAAAGGTTATGGCAACATACGGACAGTATCAAGGCGCTACAGGAACGGTTATTGAAGTTGACAACTACGGTGTAACATTCGTAGATGAAAAAGGGGTTGAATACGGAGACGTTCATCCAGAAGCGTTAGTGATCGAAGGAGAGGTTATTACATTCTTTTCTTCTGAAGCATCAAAAGGCGCTAAACGCAAACTATATTTCTATAATGATAGATTGGCGGTAAGTGATAACAGAATGACTTATGTTAAACCTTACAAGCATGGATATATACGCGCTGACGGCATGAAGCGTTACCACATTTACGGAGGTACAAAATAATGAAAGAACAAGTATTCATCAAACAACGTGATCTGAAAACGGGTAAAAATACATATTATGATATGAGTGACGCGAAAAGCGTTGCTTGTATCAATGAATTTATAGATTGGTGCATAGCGCTAGATAAAGAGTTTGAAAGAGTTAATATGCCAGACAACGTTAAATACAGCATTATTTCACATCAGGATGTACCAAAAGAATGTATCAAGTGTCATTGTGAATCATACGAAGATGGCCCGCTATGTATGCCGTGTGATCTGGAGGTGACGGCGAATGTTTAATAACTTCAAATTTAACAACGGTGATAAGGTACGTAACATTTACGATCAAAAGGAAGGTACGGTTATAAGACGTTTCCAGACGGTCTACAATTACGCTACAGGGCCGAGCCGAGTTATAAACCTGGTAGAGTGGCGACTTGATGAAGACACAATAAGAACGAGCCCAGAAACGTGTTTAAAACGAATGGAGGGTTATTGATGTGGGAAACAACTGAAAATACATGTCCAGAGTGCGGAGGCCTTATAAACGCTAGACTTGATGGTGATTTATACATTGAATGTGAAATGTTAGCTTGTACTTATGAAAGGGTAATAGATATACAGGAGGTTATTGACAATGAATAAAGTTGAAGCAAAAGAAGCGTTTGTAGTTGCATCTGGGTTAATGGCGTTTTGCTTTATGGTTGTATACATCATGAGTTACTGTATTACATACCTATAAATCCTGTTCTATTAAACAAAGGGGAATTATTTCATGAAGTCACCATATGATTTTTATATTACACCAAAAGAATATGAAGAAGCTGAAAAGAATGGTATTAGTCGCGATTTGTTAACTTGTAGGGTTAGAAAACTTGGATGGGGAAAGGAAGTTGCAATGACTAAACCACCGTGTTATAACGCAACTGGATGGAAAAATGTAAAAGAAATAGCTTTGAAAAATGGTATTTCTTATGCCACTTATGTAAAAAGGATCAAAGGAAAGTGGAGGTTGATTGATGCGATAAGCAAGCCACCTTTTGATAGGTATCAATCGTTAGAATTGGCGACACAAGCTAATCCAAAAAACCAAAACAAAATATTGACAGATCAGCAAGCGAAAATAGCGTCATCAAATGGGATAAGTTATAGAACGGCAAAAGCTAGAATTAAACGTTCAAAATGGTCTATTGAAGAAGCTATTACTACACCAATTTTAACTCCACAGGAACGCGGGAAAAGAGGGAAAGAAGCATCTTATTGGAGTGAGTTATAACTGTAGAATTGAAGCTATCAAATAAAACTGAAATATCGGTAATTTCAAGGTTCGGTTGACATGTGTATACATGCTATTTAACAATAAGTATTGGTATATATAAACAACTGGAGGTAACGAATTATGAAAAAGAAAAGTACAGCGTGGATTTTATGGGCATTATTCGGAACGTTTGGAGCACATAAGTTTTATGTAGGTCAATGGGCTACAGGTTTAGCTAAAATGTTTACATTGAATTTCTTATTTGTCGGCCTGGTGCTAGACATTACAAGGATCAATACAGATGTAGACGCTTGTAACTATAGAAACGAAAGACGCTTTTAAAGGCGTCTAGCGATCTATTAGAAAGGAGATGACAACAATTAGTAATAATGCATTAGCGAAATACAACAACCATACAGAAATGGAAATAAGCGTACTGGAAGCAATGATTGAAGATAATACATTGATAGATGAATGTAGGCTTTCAAAAAAACACTTTTTATCAGCGAAGAATAGAGAATTATTCGAAACTATCTGTAAATTGTCTGATAAAGAAATAGATGTAAGCCCAAAAATGATTATTGATCATAGTCAACTTGACATGGATCATTTAATGAGTGTTATGTCATACGGATCGAACAAGTCAAATTTTAGTTTCTATGAAAAGAAAATGTTTGATTTTATCGAAGTAGAGGAAATGAGAAAACACGCGTCGGAGTTTTTGAAGGCCACTGAAGATAGGAACAGTTCACACGCGTCAGAAACGCTCTTAAACAACGTTACAAAGATTAGTGAAGAAAAGGTTGTGAACAGAGAAACTTTCCAGGATATGCTTTCCAACAGGGTTAATACACACGCTAATATGAAAAGCGAAGGTATAAGCGGTGTCGATACTGGCTGGGACGGAATGAACAACTTTACAGACGGCTGGCAAGACGGCGACTTGATCATTGTTGGTGGTCGTCCTGGTATGGGTAAAACGGCCCTAACACTTGATAGTATGAGAAATGGAGCGTCAAGGGATTTAGAAAACGAGTACCACGGGAAGTATTTCAGTTGTGAAATGCCAGGATTCCAGTGTATTGATCGTTGGATCGCTGGACAATCACACCTTCCTGTAGGGTCAATGCGAAACCCTAACAAGTTTTTCCCTATACTTGATAGGCGAACGGGTAAACCAGGAGAATCTTATGCAAAATATACGATCGCTGTTGGTGAATTAAGTAATATGCCTTTAGAGATCAGCGAAGAAAAAGATTTACGTTTGATCAAAGCCGAGATAAGGAAAACAGTTAAAGAAAACCCTACTAAAAAATGTGTATTCATGATTGACCATATATCACACGTTAAAGTAGAAGGCGAAGGCATGAATGAAGATAAAACAAGGTTTGCGCACATTGTACGAGAGTTGAAAGAGTTGGCCGTGCGTTTAAAAGTACCTATCATTCTATTAGTACAGTTAAACCGTGGTAATACGAATAGGGAAGACAAAAGGCCCGCTATGTCTGACATTCGTGAAACGGGTGAAATTGAACAGGTGGCCGATGTAATTATATTCCCGCATAGAGAAGACTATTATGATCCAGAAGCCCGAAAGAACGAATTCCAGGACGTTGAAATAATAGTTGCTAAAGCGAGACAATCACAACCAGGTACATACAACATGATTTTCCACGGGCCGACAAATAGGTTTATAGAGGTCGAAAAGGAATGACGGTAAAAGAAATGTATATGGAAGCTAAGAACGATAGAGTTATGTCGCTCATAATTGTTATTGAATCTTTGCTACAGTACGGAAAGATTAAATTTAACGATTGTTCAACGGCTATAAATCCATATCTATTAAACAATTGTGGAAAATGGAACAAACTTATTGTTAATGAAATGATAAAAAGGGGTTGTTATAAGTGAAAAAGTCATTGAAAGAACAACTTATAGACGGTTTAAGTGGTTTAAATTTATTAAGAGAAAATACGGTGTATAGGATCGAAATTAAAAAGCTCGGTGGTTCTGTTGAGTTGAAACTTGAATCATTAGAAGAAGAATTGAAAATCTGGGACAGACAGATCAAGGAAAGAGAAGATATGTTATTCGAGATCATGAAGGAGGAAAGGGCGATATGAAAAAGTGGCCAGAAGCTAGAATTGTAGTTTCTAAAAAAGAAGTCGAAAGGCTGGAGGATAGTAACAAGAGGTTAGAAAAGGAATACAACGATTTAGTTTGGCAAACAAGAAAGACGGTTGAAAGAATGGCCGAGAACAATGTGATAAGAAGAAGGTATTTAGACGGCATTTATGATAATACAAAGCTATTAAGAATCAATGAAGAATGGGTGGAGGAAAAGTTATGATTACATATTTATTAGGTGAGTTTATTTATTACTTAGTTGTATCAACGGCGGTTATCACACCTGTAGTTGCTGGCGGTGTGATCTTATTAGAAAAGGCTGAAGGGATCATAAACAATGAGAGTAAACAAAACATGGATGAATAAAACAGGCTCTCTTACCTTTGAGGTGAGAGAGTGTATTAAGAAAAACGTGTTGTCCTATAGATATTACACAATAAACGAGGACGGAAACGAAACTTTAAAGGGTGTCGCTGGCACTAAGGCCACGGCCATTAAATGGCTGAAGAAAGAATATGACATAGAAGGTATGTTCAAGACCAAAAAGAAGCCCAGGAAGAAAGTTAACGCGGTTAAAGTAGAATATGACGGTCACAAGTTTGATTCTATGACAGAACGCGACTTTTATATCATGATGTCGAATACAAAACACGTATCAAATATTGAGTTGCACAAAACGTATCACCTATTGGACGGGTACGAGATCGCCAGCATTGTTAACCAGGCTGGGAAAAGGAAAGTTAGAAAGAAGTCATACACGCCTGATCTGGTGTGCGATATAACAGGAGTCGGAAAAGTGGCCTTTGATGTAAAAGGAAGCAAAATGGCCATACCACGAGATTTCAGTTTGAGAAAGCATTTATTTGAAGTGAAGCATGGAATTCAATTAGTGGTGGCGATCTACAACAAAAAAGCGAAAGTGTGGGATTATTCGTGAATGAAAATAAAGTGTACGGTCAATTAAGCATGATGGAATCATTACTACAGGAACATAGAGAAGGAAAACTTCATTTAAGCGATCTTGTAAGAAGTTTAAATAAGCGTATGGACACGGTTAACAAAGAGTTTGCAAAGAAGGTGTTACGTTAATGAGTGATTTATTATGGAAAGTTAAATACAAGGATCATGACGGTGAAATGATTGATATAAACATGTTAAATACTAGTAAGAACGGCGTAATAATGGAATTAGCCATGTTTCATAGAGTGAAAGAATTAATCAGTATAGAAGAGGTACGCTAGTGAATTACTACGATCAACGGCACGTAGAAGGAATGCGGAAATACATTGAAAGTAAACTCGGCTGGAAATATCGAGAGGAAATAGAGTCCTGGGACATGGATAAGACGTTTAGAGAGTTTAGAAGGTTATACCATAATGAGGACAAGCCCTTGACGATGACAGAGAAAAAGAAAGCGATCTGGAGGAGATAGCATGGATAAAACGATTGTGTTTAGAATTGTAACTAATTTCGCTAACTACAGGACGGGACAAAGTGTATACATTGACGGTGTAGAAGGTCGGATAACTTCTATTAGATCGGTAACTATGACCAGCGGTAGGGATATTGAAATTATTGGGAGGTTTAAACCGTATGAGCATAAACGAGAAAATTAGTTTTATACATGGTTATGTGTATGCTAGGGCTGAAATGATGTTAAAAGAAGACCCTAAAATATGGGAAGGGTACACCGTGCAAATGTTGGTAGAACGAATTTTGGGAGGTCTTGTTAATAACGAACAGAAGAAAGAGAATTAAACGCTATTTCACTAAAGGGTATCAAACGCGATGTCTAGTATGTAAAAGACCGATGGATAAAAGAGATAAGAAAGTCACGATCTATAGTATATTCCAAACACATAAGGGGTGCTGGTAATGAGACAAATTACAGTTGAGTTAGAGAAAGATTGGAAACACTGTCCTAAAAGGTTAATGAATGAATTCGCAAAAGAGGAACGCGAGTGGATCAGCAAACAAAAGAAAGGGAAACGGTATAACTGGACGAAAAGAAAACCGCGTGTAATAGAATGTGAAGAGTGCGGAAAAGACATAGGCGTTTGGGATGAATACGGACAAAGGCACGGCGTTTGTGATCAAACATGTTATATGCATTTAGTCGGCATGTCCTGGAGTGATTTTTACTAGTTTACGAATTTGACCTACTCGATCGTGCCAATTTGACACAATGCATAGAATCAACGTTTGTTATATTATTCCAAAAAACTTGTCAAGTGTGTGATACAAAGTAAGAATGTAGAGTTATCAAGGGTTCAAGGCTATGTATATAAAATATTATTTTACTATTGCAAATTTTCGTGTTATATATAATAAGGAAGTTAAATGATTTTAAAAGAAAAAACCGCTGATGTTTTGGCCTTAATGGATAAGTCTATTTATAAATAAATCGAAAGAAAACTAAAACCATAAAACCAAAAGGAGATTAATCACATGAATATATCTAAAACTATTAAACAAAGTGAGAGAGAAAAAGAATATAACGATCTATTAGTGATCTATGAACATTATATTTATGAAATACCATCTAAAGAAGGTTATACATTAACCGAAAAGGATATGAGCAACCTAATTAAAGGCTATGCAAATAGATTTGGTGATGTAACGCCAGATCAACTAGAGAAACGCTTATATCACGAAATGAGAACATACACAGAATTGATCGAGTCCTTATAACAAGGGCTCTTTTTTATTATTAAAATAAACTATCTGATAATTTAATAATGACTTTATAAAAGACAATATCTAAAAGTATACAATTCTTGTTGAATAGAATTAGAGGTGTTACTATAGTAATTGTAAGAGGGACACACGCTCTCTTACCTGGTCGGAAAACCAGAACATATTAAATTTTGTATTCGATATACAAGAGAAAATATTCTACATTTAACATCGTTTGTTTTCGTAACCTTGTTAAAACGCCTTACTGTTAGTAATTACTCACACATACGCTAACAACATCTAATTTCATAATTGCTCAAAGTCTATGTCTATACGTAAAATTCTTGTTTTCTGAAATGGATCGAATCAATGGGAACGGTGAAAGCTGTTTGAATGAATCGAGGGAAGAGACATCTTCCTTTAAGGGCATAAGCGAGTTTTTAATATATGTTCACCTCCAATTGCTATATATATTAACCTTGCTAACTCACACACGTTCTTCTCGTTTGTGCCTTTAAAGGAGGTTGGTTACCTCCAGATCATTGTGAAGATGATAGGTTACTTGTTCATTGTTATATACTCCTTGTTGGTGGGGGTGGACAACCGTTTTGTCCTTCCCTTTAAGGGTAGAAAGCCAGATCGAAAGGTCATAAGTGTTACTTCTATCTTTAAAGGGACGGTTAAAACCGTTACTACTATATTTTTTATCTACTATTAAAGTAGGTCATAGTAAAGAGTGTAGTATTTTTGCGAAATAACATCAAAACTGAATAGCTTGTTTTATGATCCTTTCGGACATATACAAACTTATTGAGACACAAACACATATATGAGGGAAATGAAGTTGAGAAGACAAACTACAAATCGTTGTGCCGAACTAATCAACTTCATGATCTCATAAGGCGTATAAGGTTTTTGTATAACATTTTTATCCCCGTTGGAATTTTTGGTTATACATTGGGCTAGGCATGGCCCAACCTCCTTTTTACCTTGTACGTCTTATGAGGTGTGGAAACCTCTTAATAGCTGTTTTCAGATACCTGGACACTATTATAAACACAAAACAAATAACAATAGAAACTCACTTGCATTGGTGGGTAATTATTGTTCTACTAACAGGTGATACCGTCCTATAACGGTAAATAACTATCAAAGGTTATTATCAAACATACGATAGTTTAATAAAACATGATTCTAACTGATAACTAGGCGATCATGTCACACACAAAATGGATGGAAACGGATGATAACGATCTAAAGTATATCCGACTCTAAGGAGAATAAAAATGATCCTGGCGTTGATCGCTGGGAATCATGGTTTAGATATCTGGTATAACAGAGCCTTTAAAACGGGTCTGATAGGGTTCAAGTCCCTACTAAACCATTTCTTTTATAGTTACAATTTGAGAAACAGGACTTTCGCCAGTCTTGTTTTTTCTACTATAAGGGCAAAAATAAATGAGGTGACAACATGAAAGAGAAGTTGAAAAAGTTAAAACAGGCATTATCTAAACCGTTGAAAAAGATCAAGATCAGTGTGACTATAAATATCAGTCGTGGTTGGTGGTATAGAACATGCGGTTTTGTTATTTTTGGTAGTGCATGGCAATGTGTAGCTGGCGGTAATAGTGCCTGGTATTATTGGGTATTGTTCGTTGCTGGATCATGGTTAGGTATGTACAACCTTGATAAAGGATATGCGAAATTATACCAGGAGGAAGACGGAAATGAACAAGATTACTCTAGAACATATTAATAATATTTTAGATAATACAAAGTTTGAAGTTGATGAAAAACACGGAAAACTAACTATTGTAACAGCTTTATTACCGAACGGTTTTACTGTTACTGAATCAAGTGGTTGTGTTGATCCTGTAAACTACGATAAAAACATTGGCATTGGAATTTGTAAAAGAAAGATTACGGATAAAATTTGGTATTTAGAAGGTTATTGTTTGCAACAAAAACTATATGAAAAAGGTGAAAAATAATGGAAAACACGGTAAATAAAAATCAAGCACATGAATTGCAAATCCACGTACAATTAAAAAGCGGTCGTGCGGTATCTTTAGTAGAGGATGTAACGGAAGCTGTACACGATGGTATGACACAAGAAATGCTATATGACGAATTGCGAAAAGATGGCGAAATGACTAGTGTTACAGGCCAGAAACAGGGCGGTAATATTGTGATGATCCCACTAGATGCTATTGACTTTGTAGAAATGAATATCCGAACATTTGATAAAGAGACTATTTAACGTCTCTTTTTTCTTTTAATCTAATTCTATTAAACATTTGTGTTATAATTATAGAGTAACTACAGAAGTAGTAACCTAAAGGAAGGTGGAAAGAATGGATCATGGATTAAACGAAAGGCAAAAAAGATTTGCTGATTATTTTATAGAAACGGGAAATGCAACTGAAGCATATAGAAGGGCTGGTTACGATTGTAAAAGTGATTCTATAGTATCGGCTGGTAGTTCTCGTTTGTTAAAGAATGTTAATGTTTCGGCCTATATTGATTCTCGGATGTCTGACGTTGATTCTAAGCGTATTGCGGACGGTAATGAAGTATTAGAGTTCCTAACGTCTGTAATGCGTGGAGAAGCTACAGGAAAGACGTTACGCGGTGTTGGTATGGGTGAACAAGTTATCTCAACAATAGAGCCGTCAATAGGTGAACGGATCAATGCGGGAATTCAATTAGGTAAACGTCATAGGTTATGGATTGAACGCCAGGAAAATGAGACAACGGCAAACGTAACGATCAATGGATCAATTGGAGACACTTGTCCAGACTGTAACAAACATTATAGGGAGTGTGAATGTTAATGAATCTTTTCTACAGATTGAAAGATGATGAAGGGCTTATTGAATGTAAAAAGGGTGATCTATTCGACTTACACGAACCGTACGATTTAGAACACGCTATATTTTTAGATAAGGACAAAAGAGAGGTTTTATTGAAGTTTGACAGATTAGAAATTACCCCAACATGCGACAAGTGCGGTTATTTCTACAATAGAAAGGCTGAGTGTTTATGTCTACGTTAGAAGCCTGGCAATCTATTGCTATATCTATTCTGCTGTTATCAATGGTTACTGTACCTATGGCCCTGCTGAATAGATGTGAGAGGAAAAGAAAGAAATGAGTAACAACATTCATGTAGATATGCGAAACGTGATAAGCCCGCGTTTTCGTAAAGTTTATTATCTATCTGAAATGCGTGATTGTTTACGTTATGTGTTAAAGGGTGGCCGTGCGTCTGGTAAAAGCTACTTCATACCATTCCGCATACTAATGGACATCATGGAATATCCGATCAGTTGGCTGGTATTACGTAAGGTACAGAATACAGTTGTTAGATCGGTATTTGAACAGCTAAAAGAAGCAATGGAGATATTAGGTATTGCTCATTTATTCCGTTGTATACCGTCACGCCTGGTGATTGAGTACAAGCCCAGAGGGAATAAGATATATTTTCTCGGATGTGAAGAACCAGAACGGATCAAGTCTATTAAAGATGCTAAGTTTCCGATCATGGGTTTATGGGTGGAAGAGATCGGTGAGTTTAGAAAAGAAGAAGAAATATCTATCATTGAGAAATCAATATTACGTGGTGAGTTTGAGATCAAGCCAGAGCATAGGCCAGAACTACCAAACTATGAATATACATTCTTCTACAGTTATAACCCGCCTAAACGCCGTGCGCACTGGCTGAACAAGAAATACAATAGTTCATTCATACCAGATAACACACACGTAAACCATTCAACGTATTTAGATAACAAGCATTTAACAAAGGCGTTCTATGAAGAAGCTGAAATTGAGAAGAAGACAAACCCACTTAAATACAGGTGGGAATACATGGGCGAAGCTATAGGAAGTGGCGTTGTACCATTCGATAACATTGTTTCTGCTGAAATAACAGACGAACAGATCAAGAGTTTCGATAATATCAGACAGGGTATTGATTTTGGTTATGCAACCGATCCACTAGCGTTTGGCCGTATGCACTTTGATAAAAAGAAGAACACGTTATACATATTCGATGAATTATACGGCGTGCAAATATCCAATAGAAAGCTGGCTGAATGGATCAAGAAGAAAGGCTACCAAGACATTGAAATAACATGTGATAGCGCCGAGCCTAAGTCTATAGCCGAGTTAAAGAACGAACATGACATAAGACGCGTAAAGGGAGCAAAGAAAGGCCCTGACAGTGTTGAATACGGCACAGAATGGCTAGGCGATCTATACGCAATCGTTATTGATCCAAAACGTTGCCCTAATACATTGAGTGAGTTTGAAAACGCTGATTGGGAAACGGACAAAGACGGAAACCCACGACCGCGATTACAAGATAAAGACAATCACACAATTGATATGGTGCGTTACGCAATGGAAAGAGACATGAAGAAACAAGGAAAAGTAAGAAGTATGTCCAGATCACAATTAGGATTCTAGAAAGGAAGATAAGATGCTTACATTTGAAGAAGCGAAAGAATTTTACTTTGATTTTCGTATCAAAGAAGGAGTTGGAAATAGTAAGGGGTATTTGGCCCTGCAAAAACTATACAAATACTACATGGGACATCATGAAATAAAGAATAAGAAGGATAGGAAGAACGGTAACAAGACGTTTAGGATCGTTCACAACTTCCCTAAGTACACGGCAACGATCAGCACGGGTTATTTCATGGGAATGCCTGTAACGTATAACACAACGGAAACTGAAGCGTTAGAGCCAGCACTTGACATTATGGATGAAAACGACGGGCAAACAGTAGATTATGATAATGCCCTTGATATGTCTATTTATGGCCGTGCATTCCGCTTGTTCTATCACGATGAAGAAGGAGAATTGAATTATAAAGACATTGATCCACGTCATACGATCGCTGTCTATGATGACTCTATTAAACCTAAGATCACAGACGTTATTCGTTTTAGTGAGACAGTAACGAAAGATAATGAAATCAAGGTAGAAATGACGATCTATGACAAGGTGCAATACATTAAATACTCGTTTGTGTATGAAGGAAAGATTTTAGGACAACCATTAAACGAAATCCTGGACATTTCCATTGAGAATATGAACCAGGAAGAAGAACAGGCACACAACATTGTAGATGAAGACGGAAACCCGCGTATTCCAGTTATTAAGATACAGAACAATAAGTTTGAATTAGGAGATTATGAAGATATTCTACCAACTATTGACGCGTATAATGATCTGCAATCTGGATCAATGGAAGACTTATCCGACTTCACTGACGCGATCTTAAAGCTGGTTAACATGAACGAAACAAACCATGATGATATAAACAGTCTAAAAGAAGATAAAGTAATGCTATTAGATGAAAATGGGGATGCTGAATGGCTTGTAAAACAGATCAATGACACGTTTAACGAGAACATGAAAACCCGTGTAGAGAACGATATACACAAATATACATTCGTTCCGAATATGAATGACAAGGAATTCGGCGGTAACCTGTCTGGGATCGCTATTAAATATAAATTGTTGGCTCTGGAGCAAGTACGCGGGCAAAAAGAAAGAATGTTTAACCGTGCGTTAACAGATCAATTAGGGATCATCAAAGGATACCTTGATAAGTTGCCAGGATCAAAAGAGTTTGGATTAAAAGACGTTAAAATTCAATTTACACCTAACTTACCAGCTAATTATTTAGAAGAAGCTGATCTTGTTGTGAAATTGCGTCAGGCTGGACTACCAGATAAGTTTATCTATCAATATCTATCTGCTGTACAAGACATTGAACACTTAATAGAAATGAAGAAAGAACAGGAGGAAGAAGAGTATGACTCGTACAAAGATACTTTCGGTGGGGAAAATGATAACGTGGAAGAACAAGGAAAGAACGATGCTACACAAGAGCGACAACTTTCTGACGGTGACAAAGATCAAACGCCAGGAAAAGGAAAGTAGATCATGAATAGTGAAATGTATTGGGCTAAACGCGCTGAAGCCCAGGAAGCGAAAGGATACATTGAAGCCGAGAAACTAGAAAAGCGTATGCGTCAATCATTCGCACGCGCTGAAAAGGAAGTAACGGCCGAAATGCGGGCCTATCTATCGCGAAAGGGTTTTGACTATAGCGAATTGGTCAAGGCTCTTAATAAGCGTGAGAAACATGACAGGCGTATTAGTTTAGTAGAGTTTCTGAATGAATTACAGAATAGTGATCAGATCATAGCGCCGAACATTGCCCAGGATGTGAAAGCCCACCTGGACATGAAAAAACTTAGTAGATTAGAAGCCGTACAAAGTGAAATGCTAATCAAGTTAGGAAAAATAGCGTTGACAGAAGAAAAAAGCCTTTGCAACCTATTTACATCAACGTTTAAGGACACTTTGATTAGTAATAAATACGACTTTTACAGACACGGTATACAAAGTAAGGTCTATGAAATTAATGACAAGATGATTGAAAGTGTGTTAAGTTACCCCTGGAGTGGTAACCAATTCAGTGATCGTTTATGGGAGAATAAGAGAACACTATTATTCCATTTACGAGGTGAAATGACACAAGGTGTTTTACAGGGCCTACACGCTGATGAAATAGCTGTACGGTTTGCGGAGAAGATGAAAGTGCCGTTGCGGAATGCTATTACTATGATCTATACAGAGCAAGCCTATTTCTACGGAAAGGCCACGTTAGACAGTTATGAAGAAGCTGAAATTGATAAGTACAAACTACATGTAACATTTGATGCCAGGACTTCACAACGCTGTCGATCGTTAGACACTGGAAAGATTTATATAACGGCTGATGCAAGCCCAGGAAGCAACTACCCTCCATTACACGCAAGATGCCGTACACTGGCCATACCGTACTTTGAAGGTATTAGATACGCAAATACACGTATGGTACGAGATAAGAACGGAAAGAGCGTGGAAACTGAAGGTGTGGAAATGACATATAAACAATATGAGAAACTATTTCAACCAAAGTAGGTGATAGAATGAAAGGTTTAGAACAGCAAGACAAAGTAAGTTTAGTAGGCGCTCTATTAGGAGTGTTAGGCCCAGCTAGTCAAGAAGTTGACCAAACGCTACTAGATGAAAAAATGCCGATCCTAAACGCGGTGACGGATGACACGACACCACGACAACGAAGAGAGTCATTAAAGAAGGTTACAGAACTAATTTTAAAAAGTCTGTAACTATATAAATTTTATACAATAAACGTGGACTTAGACACGGAAAACTAAGGTTTAGTAATAACTTTATAGTCACTGGCGACTTTAAACCAGGAGGTAATAAATGAAAAAAGTATTAGTAAGCACAGGTATTGTAAAACCCGCTATTCGATTAAGTGATATTAAACACGGCCTACAATTCTTTTCTGAAGGTGGCGAAGGTGAAGGCGGTGAAGGTGATGATCCTGCTGGAGACGGTGGAGGAACACCAGAAACATTTACTAAAGAGCAAGTGGAAGCGCAAATTCAAGCTGAAGTAAATCGCGTTGCGGGTAAAATCCGAAAAGAAGAACAACGAAAAGCCCGCGAAAGCGCCGAAAAGGAATTTGGTGAAAAGAATAAAACAGAAGTGGAAACATTAATGGACGAAATGCGCCAGATCAAAACAGAGCGTGACCAGGAGAAGCAAACGGCCCACAAACTTAAAATGAAAGACGTTGCCGTTGCTAAGTTAGCGGAAGCTGGTTTTGGTGCTGGCTTTGCTATGAACGTGATCGGCGACACTGAAGAAGATATTGCAAAGAATGTAGAAGCATTTAAAGCAAATCTTGACGGTGAATTAACTAAGCGCGTTAAAAGTAATTTGGCTGATAAAACACCAGGTGGATCGAAAGACGCTGGAGAAAAAGGCGGTAGTGATCCAATCCGTGACGCTTTCATGAAAGAATGGCAATAAGGATCGTGACCGATGGAATTGACGTCATTATAAAAGCTATTCCAAAACTATTAAACAAAGAGAGAGGATTTACAGAATGACTACATTAAATCTTACTAAAAAGTTTTCACCTTTAGTAGATGAGCGTTTTGCGCCGTCTGCTGTTACAACTGCATCAACAAACCAGGATTATGAATTCACTGGAGCAAAAGGGATCAAAATTACATCTGTTCAAACTGTAGAAATGAATGACTATAAGCGTTCTGGTCAAGGGCGATACGGTCAAGCCGATGAATTAGGCAACGATCTACAGGAAGAAATCATGAAAAAAGACCGTTCGTTCACATTCACAATGGACAAAATGAACGAAGAAGAAAGCGAAGTAAAGGTTGCCCCAGCGATCGCGCGTCAAATGCGTGAAGTTGTTATTCCAGAAATCGAAACATACCGCTTAAAAGTTATGTCTGAAGGTGCTGGAACAAAAGTAGACGGCGCTATCACTAAGACAAATGCGTATGAAGCATTTTTAGCTGGACAAGAAGTGTTGGACGATAACTTTGTACCAGAAAACCGCGTATGTCATGCAACGCCAGCATACATTAATAAAATCAAGTTAGATGACAACTACACGAAAGCTAATGATCTAGCACAAGGAACGATCCTTTTAAAAGGTCAAGTTGGCGAGATCGACAGTGTACCTATCATCAAAACACCTAAGTCATTTATGAACGGTCAAGAATTCATTATCACTCATAAGTCGGCAACTGTTGCGCCTGTTAAACTAGCTGAAACAAAAGTACACCTTGATCCACCAGGAATTTCTGGAACATTAGTAGAGGGCCGTTTCTACTATGATGCATTCGTGTTAGACATGAAGAAAAACGCAATCTATGCACACGCTGGAAAAGTTGAAAAGGCTACTGCTAAAAATTAAGAGGGTTTCGGCCCTCTCTTTTTTAGAGATTAACACATGAAAATGATAACTACTTTAGATCGTTACGCTAAATCTACTCAAAAAGAGTATACGGCCATGCAAAAGGAATACATTGAAGACATTCTTATCCCTGTAGTGACAGAATTTATCGTCGGTTATACTGGCGTTGATTTTGAAGCTGAAGGGCGTGAATTCCCTAAATCTTATGAGGTTGTAGCGTTTAGATTAATAACTTATCACTTATCTGGCGAAGGTGCTGACGTTGTAAGCGAGCAAATGGGATCGTACCGCGTTCAATACGGGCCAGAAGGTATTTATCCCAAAACATTATTAACAGGGCTATCAAGGCGAATGAGAACACCAAGTGTGCGTATTCGCGGACGTAGGCCAGAAGGAAGGTAACAAATGCGTATCGCGGGATTACTGGCCAAACACGGCAAACCTACGGAAATACAGCGTAAAGGCGAACGGGACAAGAAAGACCCGTATGACAAAGGCGAATTTAAGAAGATTAATGAGGTTGTAGCCATTGTTGATGAATTGGTAACAGGATCACCAGCGGGCTTTAAACAGGATCGCATTGTTAACTCAACTGACGCTATTATGTATTGTTCCGTTATTGATGTAAGGGCTGGCGATAAGGTTATACAAGATAGGAAAGAGTACCGTGTAACTAAAGCGTCAAACCCTTATAACTCTAACGATCATATAGAAGTCGCGCTGGATGTGTGGTCATAATGGGCGAATTCATATCAAGACGCGCTGAATGCGAAAAAAGAACGGCACAATTGCAAAAAGTGACCCTTCAAAGAGCGATCAAACATATTGAAGCACAAGCGAAGATAAACACCAGGAAAAAGAGTGGCGCAACTGCCAGAACAATTACAAGTAAAGTAACTGGTGAAGGTCAAAACTTACAGGCAATTGTGGGCGGGAACGATGACAATTTAATATATGAAGAATTCGGAACGGGTATTTATTCCGAGAAAAACGGCCGAAAAACACCGTGGAAGTACAAGGATAAAACCACAGGTAAATGGTACGTTACACGCGGTAAAAAGGGAACACGGGCCATGCGTAAAGCTGGAGAGAGTTCGAAAGGCCAAATAAAACAAATTATTGCGCAAACAATGAAGGGTGGTATGGGTAAATGATCCAGGTTGTTGAGTACGTCAATGAATTGTTGTGGGACATTGCTGATCCACTCGGAATTGATGTGCATTATGAGGAAGCTGTAGGCGAAAATATACAACTGCCTTACATGGTATTCGATCTGCAAAGTGACGCTACTATGAGTAAGTACAGTGAAAAGTTTACGGTAACTGTAAATATATGGGGTGTTTCCGGACACTTCAAAAAACTGGACATTGCGAGCCAGGAAATCTATGACGCGGTTGTAAATCGTACATTGATCAATGCATGTAAACCGCTAACGATCCAAACTGATTTTATATCTAGAATGAATCTACCTGTCGATGATCTCGAAATGAGGTGTAAAGAAGTTAGATTCAGCCTAGTTAAATATAGAACGTCAGGACATGACACAAAATAATCCATGAGGTGACAAAGCATGATTGCACAATTTAATAAATTCACGCCAGAAAACATTGTATTGGGATCTGGTACAGGCATTTTCTTTAACTGGAAACAAGGTGAAGAAAAAATGATCGACGTAGGGGCTACACAAGGTGACTTGTCATTTACTTATGCACCTTCTTTAGAAGCTATTAAAGCACGCGGTGTGCGCGGTAAGGTGAAAGGCCTACAATATGTATCTGAATCAGAAACAAAGATGAAAGCGGGCTTCCTGGAGTGGATCAGAAAAGAATTAATCAAACACTTCTTATTGAATGCTCAAATTAGTGAGTATACACAAGACGGAACAGAGCCAGGAAAAGTAAAAGGTAAAGGCGTGATCATTCGCGGAAATGAAAACCTTATGAACGCTTGTGGGAATGATGTTTACATTGATGACATTACTGTAATTGGTCGAAGTAATGACGGTAACATTTATCGAATCACGATGTTTAATGCGTTGCCTACATCTGGTTTTGAAGCTGTATTCAGTGAAGCTGAAGTTGCTCCAGAGGTGGAATTCACAGGACATAACGATCCAAACGATCCAATGACGCCACCATTTGAAATTGAAATCTTTGAGCCAGACGGTAAGTGCGGGCCAGACTTTGAAAAAAATCATGCGCGTGTATTTATAGACGCTGAAAAGATCGAAGAATAAATAACAGAGGGTTTCGGCCCTCTTTCTAAATACTAAAATACTTATCTCGGAAGGATGTTATATAAATGGAATCAGTACAATTCGAACTATTAAATGGTAATAAATACACTATGAAAGAGCCTAACGCAATGCAACGCATGGTAATTGCTGGTTTGGCTGGTAAACATCAATTATTAGGTGACGTACCTGCAAGTGACGTTGATAACTTCTTTAAAAGTGCGCGAAAGCAAGCTGAAGGAAAGAAATTAACAGATAAAGAGAATTCAAGCATGTTCAACTTTGCAATGCTATTAAATAACAAAATTCTAACGATGATGGGCGAAGACGCTGAACAAATGTTTTCACTTATGGCGGGTATGTCAAGCCTTCCTAAAGGTGAAATGAAAGAATTAAGCGGATCAGATTTTGACATTGTATTCAATGCATTTAAGCGTGTTGGTGGCATTTCGGCTTTTATGAAATCCGTGACGAACCTAAGCATGTAATAAGCACTATTATAGATCGCATGGCTAAACGTTACGGATCGTTAAAAGATGTGTTAGAACTTCCCTGGAGTTTCTTAATAGATTTATATATGACTGTAACGGATAAGGCCATTGAATACGATATGCGCTGGGACGCTTATATAAATAATCCTTTCCGTGATAAGTCATTTAGTGATTATTTAATCGAAACAGGTTACCACGATGGAGGTAACCTAAAGAAGAAAGAAAGTCTACCTGTTGAACAAGTCATGGCAAATGCGCGCGAATTAAGTAAACAGTTTAGGAGGGAATAAGGTTGGAAGTATTCAAGATATTCGGAACGCTAGGTTTAAAAGATACTGAATACAGGAACGGCCTAAGAAGGAGTGAGAACGAGGGGCGAAAAGCCTCTCAATCTATCTCTAATGGCTTTAATCCTGTTAACAAAACATTTGGCATGGTTGGCGCTAGCGCTGTAGCAATGGGTATAGGCCTTGCTGGAGTTGCTGGCGCTTCTTTAGGTTTAGCGGCTGGAATGGTCGGCGCTGTAAAAGAAGGTATGTCATTTGAAAAACAAATGAGTAAAGTACAGTCTATTAGTGGATCATCTGGTCATGAAATGGGAGAATTAACCGCAAAAGCCCGTGAATTAGGTAAGTCAACCCGCTATAGTTCCACTGAAGTTGCTGAAGGTTTCGAATTTATGTCTTTAGCTGGTTGGAATGCTAGTCAACAGATTAGCGCGATCGGGCCACTATTAAACATGGCCACGGCTGGAAACATGGAATTAGGACGAGCAACCGATATTGTAACCGATACGATGACAGGTTTTAGCATGCAAGCGAACGAAGCTGGAAAAGCGTCTGATTTATTCGCGGTTACACAGTCAAAAACAAATACAAGTATTGATCAATTAGGGGAAGCGATGAAATATGTTTCGCCAGTTGCAAACGCGTTTGGTATGGATTTATCAGAAACAAACGTTATCCTGGGGGAATTTGCTAACGCTGGTACAAAAGGATCAATGGCGGGTACTGCTTTGCGTGCTGGTTTATCTCGTTTAGCTGGGCCACCTAAAGAAGCGAGTAAAGCTCTTGACGCGTTGGGGGTTTCGACAACTAACACTGATGGATCAATGAGAAATATACGTGATATCGTCGGCGACTTATCAAAAGGTTTCAGCAATTTATCACAAGAACAACAAATCGTTTCTGCAAAAGCTATTTTTGGACAAGAAGCCTTTTCTGCATGGTTGCCAGTTATTAAAGGTGGTACAGCGGAATTTGATAGATTAAAACGTTACATGGATATGTCAAGCGGGTCTGCTGATATGATGGCCAAAGTCATGTCTAACAACCTTGATGGGGCAACTAAAAATATGATGTCAAGTGCATCAAACCTGGGATTGGTTTTATATGACCAAATGACACCAGCCTTAATGAGCGCAACAAATGGAACAACTGGACTTATCGAAGGAATCACAAACTATCTTGATCCAACTGGACAAGCTGTAGAAGCAACGCAATTGCTGGCGGGTACAAAAAACCAGTTAGCAATGGAAGAATTAATTTTGGGTAATGAATTGAAACAAGGGATCATTAATCAAGAACAATATGATCAAAAGTTAGCTGACGCAAAACAACTTATGGAAGAAAACCTAACTGCAAAAGGTATGTTAGCGACTAAAGAACAAGAATTGGCCCAGCAACTTGATGCGGGATTGATCACACAAGAGCAATATGACCAACAAATGCGAGAAGCTGAAGTGATAATGCAAAAGCGCGCTGAAGCCGTGCAAATGGCTCAGGAGAAGGAAGCGCAATGGTCTGCTGTAATTGAGGGGGTCATGGGGCCTTTGCAAACTTTAGGTACTGCCTTTGTTGATTTATGGAATGCAAAGTCTGGTCAAGGTGTCCCGAATAGTGCAAAAGAGATTTTCACACAAATGGGGCTATCTCCAGAAGCGCAAGAAATGGCAATGGCTGTTATTGAAGGTGTTAAACAGGGTATTGATTTGATCATGGCCCTGGTTACGGGTGATTGGGGAGAAGCTAGCAAGATAGCGGAAAAGATTGGGCTAACGCCAGAAACTCAACAAACAATAGCTGACGTTGTAACGGGAGTTATCAGTATTGTAACAAACCTAGCTAGCGGTGTAATGTCTCTTATCGGCCCTATCGGATCATTCATATCTATGTGCTGGGATGGCATTTTACAGGTTACTAATGCTGTTTGGGGTGCTATTTCTCCGTATGTAACAACTATAGTAAACCAGGTGAATTCTGTTGTAACATCGGTAATCGGCCGTGTGAAATCATTCTGGGATAACAACAACCAGGCAATAAAACAGATAACCGAAGTTATTTGGGGCGTAATTTCGGTAGTATTCCAAACAGCACTAAACGTTATCCTAGGCATTATAACAACTGTTTTTCCTGTAATTCGTGGTATTATCGAAACGGTAATGAACGCGATACAATTAGTAATATCACTTGTTTTAAACTTGATCACTGGAAATTGGGAAGGTGTCTGGAATTCAATAGTTACATTCTTCCAACAAACATGGGATACGATAATGAATGTTGCTGAAGGTGTTTTAAACGGCCTGTTATCGTTTTTCCAGGGTACTGTTAACACAATAGGTACAGTGTTCAAAGTTGTAACAAAAGCTATAGGCGGGCCATTTGAAGATGCTTGGAAGATTGTTGATAAAGTTGTCGGATGGATCGGGAAAGCTGTAGATAAAGTGAAAGGTTTTATAAGTGGTATAGCGGATTCTGCAAAGGCTGTTGGTGGTGCTGTCGCTGGCGCTCTAGGTTTCTCTGCTCCTGCTCCTGCATCTGGTGGTGGTCGTAGTATGGCTGTATCTTCTAGTGTCGGTGGTTTCGCAAATGGTGGTGTATTTAAACCAGGTATGGAACGTATGGTTAAAATCGGTGACGCTAAAGGCTACGACGAAGCGATCATGCCATTGAATGACGATGTATTCCAGAAGATCGGAAACGGTGTAGCGGAATCGTTAGGCGGTACAGGTGGCAAAGATCAAGATATTCATTTGACTGCTAAAGTTGAAATGGACGGAAAAGTTGTAGGTGAATTAGTGGCCGACACTGTAGAACGTGTAAACACTAGAAAGAAAGAAACTAGAAAACTATTTTAAGAGGTGAAAGAATGAAGTGTTTTGATAAATTAGCATTCTTTAGTTTTAACGGAAAAAGAAATGACAAGGTGATTCCATTACAGGGCGTTAAACGTCCTGCATGGGCTCCTATTGAACGAACGTTCTTAGAAGTACCGCACTATCCTGGCGGTCGTTTATTGCGTACAGAAACGAAAATGAGGGAAATTTTAATACCTGTAGCATTTATCTATGAAACATCGGAACAAGGCGAAAAATTAAAAGAAGAATTGGCCGATTGGCTTTATACAGATCAACCAGCGGAATTAATTTTTGATGACGAAAAAGATCGTACTTATTTAGCTGTTATTGATGATGAAATTGATCCAAACCAGTTAGTCGATATTGGACAAGGTGTGTTGAAATTTATATGCCCTATGCCATACAAATTAGGGGGAATACAAACTGTAGAATTCAAACAGGATTCATCGTCAGAACAAAACGCAAATTTTAAAAATAAAGGTACTATAGAAACAAAGCCGATCATTGAATTAGAAATGATGAAGCCAGCGACAAATCTTGATGTATGGTTTGGAAAATACCCTAATGAGCGCCAATATTTCCGTGTTGGTCAACCTATGTCAATTGAAGATAAGCCAGTACAAGAAAATGAGCGCGTGTTATGGGATGAAATGAACAACTTAGTTGGATGGACTGACGCGGGTAAAACAGTACCAGGAATGGAAAGTACGGGTAAATTTAAAGTGAATGAAGGCCGATACGCATTTGAAGTTGAAGATTTTGGCCCGCCGAAAGACAGATCATTCACAGGGCCTATCCTAAAACGATCAATACCAGGTGGCCCGCTAACTGACTTTAAAGTTGAAGCATATGTGACACTGAAAGCTAAAAACTTCTATGAAATGGGACGCGTTTCATTGTTCTTACTTGATGAACAAGGCGAACTTGTCGCCGACATTAATATGAATGATCTTTATTGGACTGTAGAGAGAACACATGGTTATGCTGTTATCGGAAACAAAAGTCAACCGAATAACACTAGGAAAATGTTTGATTCTGGCGGTAATGGCAATACTGCTTTCAATAACTTTTATGGCCGTATATCAATAGCTAGACGCGGGCGAACGTGGTCTGTATACTTTGCTAGATTCAGAAGCGGAACAGAAATAGACGACGCTAGCGCGGTGCAATACTTTACTGATGATGAAAAGAATCCTATGACAGTAACGGGAAGAAGAGTGGCCCAGGTAGCTATAGGTATTCAACGTTGGCAAGATAATGCGCCAGTCGATCTCATGAGAATAGACGATCTTAAAATTTGGAAGGTCAACAAAGTGCCAAACGGCGGGAAGCCTTTTTTGCTGGACACTGGCGACAAAGTTATAATAGATACAGAGCGTTCACTTGTTACAATCAACGGAACGGACGCTATTTCCGCTAAAGATATTTTTAGTTCATTCCCTAAGATCATAAGAGGGGAAAACAGACTTTCAATTATGCCACCAGACATAAAGGGAAAAGTAACATATAGAGAGAGGTACAGATAATAAATGCAAAATACAGAACTTCACATAATAGACTTTAAAACACAATCCATCGTGGCTACATTCCAGGATCAAGACTATTGGGATGATATGCGAGAGTGGGAATTAAAAAATAACGTTGACATTCTAGAATTCAAAGTCTTTGACGGGACGCGCCAATCAGTGACGTTACAACAACAAAACCTAGTATTGCGCCAGGATCGACAAGGAAATGTAATTCCGTACACTATCGAAGACGAAGTTGAAAAAACGGCAAAAGATCGTTCTATTACAGTTAGGGCGGTTGGATCATGGACAGGATTAAGAAAGGCTGGTTTTATCCGTCCGCAAAAGTTAGAAGGATTAACGGCACATCAATATGTTAGCCTTGCTACTGCTGGCACTAAGTGGCAACCAGGGAATATTGCATACGCGTCTTTTAGAACAATGACATTAGATGAATTTACTGATCCTCTAACTTTATTAAAGAAAACTGCAACTCTATTTAACTTAGAATTACAATACCGCGTAGAAGTTGATGGGAGTCAAATTGTCGGTTGGTTTGTTGATCTAGTTGAAAAAGTTGGGCGCGTTACACGAAAAGAAGTTGAGCTAGGAAAAGACTTGATCAACGTAACACGTATTGAACATTCAAAAAATATTTGTACGGCCCTAGTTGGTTTTGCGCGCGGTGAAGACAATGAGGTAATCACGATTGAAAAGATCAATAACGGATCGCCTTACATTGTTGATAATGAAGCGTTTCAGCGCTGGAGTGAGAACGGTCAACATAAATACGGTTTCTATCAACCAGAAACAGAAGGAGAAATTGACGCAAAACGTCTTATGACTCTTATGAAAACCGAAATGGAGAAAAGAAAGAATTCTTCAGTCGGATATGAAGTAGACGCGATTGACATTGCTGAAGTATTCGGCCTACGTCATGAATTGATTATGAAGGGTGACACGATCGGCATTAAAGACACGGCGTTTACACCTGCATTGTATTTAGAAGCACGAGCGATTGGCGGTAAAGAGTCGAACAGTAACCCAGATAGAAATAGTTATACATTCGGTGAATATCATGAGATCGTTGACTATGACGCTGAAATGCGAAAAATGTACAACCGTGTGCAAGGATTACTTGAAAATAAGGCGGGTAAACCTCTATTAGATCAACTTAATAAACTTGTACAAGAACAAGAAAAGAAAATGGCTGAAGTTGTCGAAACTAATCAACGTGTAACAGAGATAACAGAAAAGTTAGAAGAAATGGTTACTCAAAATTCTGTAACGATCCACGACGGGCCAAACCCGCCAACAGAAGGATTAAGAGAAGGAAAGTCTTTGTGGTTGGACACTTCAAACGGAAAACCTGGAATCCTTAAAATATACCGTGGTGGTAAATGGGAAAACGTTAATGAAGATTTTAGCGGACTAGAAAAACAAATTCGTGACCAGGTACAAAAAGATGTACAAGCTACGACAGATCAATTAAACAAAAATGTACAAAACATGGAGAAAAAAGCTGGAGAACTAGAAAAAGAATTCGGAACGCTTAAAGGCTCACAAGAGTCCCTTGACAGGATCACAAAAGAATTAGTAGAGAATGACAAGGGCACGCAAGAAAGTATCCGACAAATCAAAGGTGACGCGTCTAAGATAGAGGAAAACATAGTATTGATCGGAAAAACCTTAGATGGGTTCACACAAGAGGTATCACAACTAAAGAAAACAGATAGTGAATTAAAAGAAACAACAGTTAAACAACAACAGTCGATCAATGGTATCTCAAATTCTATTTCTGAAGTGAACAAAAGTTTAAGTGGTCAATCTCAAAAACTAAATACTTTAGAGAGCACAGTGGACGGAAATAAAAAGTTGATCCAGAAAGTTGGAAAAGACACAGACAGTCTAGGGACTGGAATTAGTGAACTAAAAAAAGAAACATCTGAAATCAAAGAAGAGGCGGGTAAAATTTCTACTAAACTAGAAAAAGTAGAAGCCCGCACGGTTGGTGTTGAAAATTGGCTGATTAATACAGGCCCAAACGAAAAACCGCAAACAATTGGTATGATCGGCGGTGCTCAAGTAAATAAAGCTAAATTCATTGTACAGCCTGGCGAATACATTGTATTAGAATGTTTGGATCATACTGACTCTTTCTATCAATTCCATTTAGATAACACGAAAATGGGTGACTTTGAAAAAGATAAAGATATGACTATATCTATTGATATGCAAAATGATTATCAAGTTGACTTTTTGTTATTTCAATTTATCAATGGTGTATGGAATGAGAATGTGCAAAAAGCAATACCCGCATCAAGCGCATGGAAGCGCGAGTCATGGACGTTTAAAGTTGATCCGAAAGCCACGGGATGGGGATTAAGAATAAGGTTTGCTAGAAATGCAAATTCTGTAGGTAAAAGATTGCGTGTGAAAAAAGCGAAACTTGAAAAAGGATCAGTACCTACAGACTTTTCAAAGTCAACTTATGAATTAGAACAAAGTTTCAACGGCGTAAAAGAACGTATTGAGAAAACGGAATCTATCGTTAATGACGCTGGTGATCGTAACTATGTACGCGATGGAGACTTTACGCACTATTGGGCTGACGATGGCCTACAATGGGACAAGGCCTTAAATGGTAATTTGCGTGCTGGTAATTGGTCAACAGGTTATAATGCTGGAACAACAAATCCTACAAAAGGTTATCACATGCATGTTAATGATAAAAAGTTTGGGTATCCTGTAGTTGCTGTCATTAACAAAAATGGTCAATTTGGGATGGCTAAAAGGTGGCTTGGAATGCCGCAAGAAATGCCAGCTAGTTTCCGAAATGATTTTCAGCCAGGCGATACGTACACAGTCGCCTTAGATGTTTGGACAGAAACAGCAAACAACAAAATAGCGGTAGGATTACACCACTTCATTGAGTGTAACAATTCAATGGGCTTTCATAGTGGAGGTACTCCAGAATTGACGATCAACCCTGTTAAAAAGTGGGTTCGCGTTCATGCAACAATGAGATTACATGATAAATCAGAAATGAAAAAAGGTTTTAGTTTGTATATTTATGGTGATCGTTCCGCTGATGGTAGTGAGTGCTACTTCAAAAATGTATCCGTGTTAAAAGGATCAATGCCAAAAGCGTTCGCACCTTCACCAGAAGACGGAGTGAAAGAAACGTCATTCAATCAGAAAGTAACAGAGATCACGAAAGACGCTGACGGGATCAAGTCAAACGTGAAAAACCTTACAGAGTTAACAACTAAACACGGCCAACAGATCACAAGTTCAGAAACAAAAATGAAACAATTGTCTGACGAAATAAGCGCAAAAATGACATCTAAACAGGTAGAAGATTATGTTGCTGGTGTTGGTATGACAAATGTTTTACGTAACGCCGATTTAAAAACGGGTCTGAAGACACCTTATTTTGGAGTTACACCAGGGACAACGATTACAGATTCTAAGTATAGGGCTTTTAATACATTCTGGAGCGATAAAACGGGCCGAACTGTTGATGATTGGCAAGGCGCTATTTCTAATAGATACCCGTGTCAAGGTGGTGAAGATTTTGTTGGTTCATGCTGGTTCGCTACTGACAACCCTGGATCAATTGATAACGGCGCTTACATGGAGTTAGAACAGTGGAACAGCGCTGGAACAAGAATAAAAACAGATAGAATCCAATTAAAAGCACAACAGACATGGCAAAGAGCGGAATTAACCATGAAAACAGAAGCTACAACAGTAAGCGTAACATGGAGATATTACGTTCAAAGAAACGGCCGTTTGCGTGTCGGTATGCCTATGTTACAGCGTGGTAAGGTTGCTAGTGAATTCCAGGTTAACCCTGCTGACATTGCTGACGTTGATGCTTTAAGAGAAGATATTGCAACTCGTATCGCAACAGAAGAGTTTAACAAAGTTGTTACCCAGATCAACAGAGAGATCAAGGCAAACAAAGAAGGAATTGAAATAAAAGCTGACGCGAACAAGGTATACACGAAACAAGAAGCCGATGGAACATTTGCTAAAGAATCGCACGTAAAAACGTTAGAAGCTAAAATTCTAGTGAACGAAAGAAATATCAGTCTATCAGTAAAAGAGAATGATATTATTTCAAAGATCAACATGTCTAAAGAAACAATTTCGATTGAAGCTAGACGAATTAATTTGATCGGTTTTGTTACGGCCCAACATATTAAGGGGTCTGTTTTAGAAGGTGTTCGCATCAAGACAGCGCCGTCTGGTAAACAAAGATGGGTTGAATTGAATGAACAACATATCAACTTGTATGACAAAGGTGTTAACCGTATGTATTATGGTTTCTATGATTCTGGTAATGATGTACAGCCTACAATTGTACTAGGTAAAGGTTCAACAGGCGATCTTCTCGGTGCTTTAATCGTTCATCAAACAACGCCTGGCGGAAATGATTTTATGAAATCATTCGGACGTATCGGAATGGTACACCGTGTAGAAAACGGAAATCTTTTATTGAATTCATCTATTGAATTCCAGCGTGAAAACGGAGATATGATAATTCATTCATGGGGCCAGATCAACCTTAGAAGCAATACGCAAATGACGACTGAAACAAACGGTGTCATGTTCTTTAAAACAAACTGGACTAACGAAGCTAGCAATATGAATTTTGAAGCAACAAGAAATGTTGATTTCATGATCCATAATCAATTGTGGATGAAATCGAACAATACACAATGGTATCAATCTGGAAACGGTACGTTTGAGTTTGGTAAGAACGGCTCTAATCATGCTGGCATTACATTTAATGTGAACAATCCGAATGACGCTGATATTAAATTCGGTACTGATATTGTATTAAGGTCTTCTAATGTGTCTGGATACACCGGTAACATGCAAGTAAAGAATTACAATGGTACAGCGTTCCGTGACCTGGAAGTAAGGGACGTAAAACACTATGGCCGTATAAGCCAGGTATCACAAGGTAAATTAAAAACAGGTGTCAAAGATGTTAAATTTGATTCTTTAGAAAAGATTATGGCCCTTGATCTTAAATCATTCTATATGAAAACAGAAATTGAAAGATTATATGAAATGAGAGCTAACAGAGAGCCAGGATCGCCAGTACCGACTTACGCTGACATAAATATTAGTTACGGTTTCATTGTTGAGAAGACAGACCCAGTATTCCAAGTCCCTAAAGGTGACGCAATGGATATGTACGCCATTTCAGCGATACACATTGACGCAACTCAAAACATTAACCGCCGTTTAGTGGTGGCTGAAAGAGTTATAGAAACTCAAAACGATAGAATTTCCAATCTAGAAACTAAGTTGGAACAAGTGTTAGAATTACTAGGAAAGGAATGAGAAACTAAAATGGAAAATTTCATCATGGAGCAACTTGCAAGCGGTGGTGTTGTCGGCTTGTGTATCGGTGGGTTTGCCTGGCTTTTCCGCTATGTCTTAAAGCGTAACGAGATAAGGGAGGAAAAGCTAGAAAACACTATCGAAAGAGGTGTTGAACGAGAAAAAGAATATGTAACAGTCATTAGAGATAATCAAGATATTATGAAACAACAAGCCGAATCAATTCGAGATATTGGCGAGATTAAACATATATTACAAATTAAAACGAAAGAAAGAGAAGTGGACGAGGTGCATTGATTCAATATCAATGCACTAAAATCCAATTCTATTAAACAATATGAGAGAGGTTGATTACATGCAAATCAAACAAATGTTAGTACCAGAATATAAATATGAATTATTGTGTCCTAATCCTATGACACCAACGGAAATTACTTTCCATAATACTTATAATGATGCGCCAGCCATAAACGAACGTAATAACGTAGCTAATAACTCACAAGGAACAAGTTTCCACATCGCTGTAGATGATAAAGAAGCGATTCAATTAATTCCATTCAATCGCAATGCCTGGCACGCTGGAGACGGAGGAAGCGGACGCGGTAACCGTCATTCTATCGGAGTTGAAATCTGTTATTCTAAATCTGGTGGCCCGCGTTATGAACAAGCTGTACGAAATGCGATCATCGTCATTAGACAGTTAATGGATCAGTTTAACATCCCGATTGATCGTGTTAAAACACACCAAGAACGAAACGGAAAATATTGTCCACATCGTATGCTAGCCGAGGGCCGTGTAGGATGGTTTAAACAACAATTAGTTTCTGGTGATTACGTGCCACCAACTCCAATTCCGCAACCTGAACCACAACTACCATCTGGACAATATGATTCTAGTTGGTTTACTAAAGAGAGTGGGACATTTACATTGAACACAACTATCAATTTGCGTACGGCTCCATTTAGTAATGCGTCATTGATCGCGACTCTTTCAAAAGGTCAACAAGTTTCATATGATGGCTACGGTATTGAGTTAGATGGTCATGTTTGGATCAGACAACCACGAGCAAACGGAACATATGGTTATATGGCAACTGGTGAGAGCGCAAATGGAAAACGTGTAGATTATTGGGGATCATTCAAATAAGCGAGAGCGTCCATTATAGGGCGCTCTTTTTTGCCTAACATAGCACTTTCAAGCTTAGATAGTAAATCTGAGTCTGTCGTTCAAAAAGCGTTAAATAACTTAATGAAAGGCAGAACAACGTTAGTGATTGCGCATAGACTTTCTACTGTTGTAGATGCAGATAAAATTGTCTTTATTGAAAAAGGGAATCTTACAGGTAGTGGTACGCATGATGAATTATTACAGACGCATGATATGTATCGTGAGTTTGCAACGCAACAATTGAAAATTAAAGAGGGTGCATTATAA